ATGAAGTATTCTCCGGTCATTTCCATTTACGACAGAAACAGCGCAACATTAACTATATTGGCAATTGCTTTCCGCATAACTTTGCCGATGCCGGGGATGATGCACGTGGCATGATGATATTGGATTGGGGCAAAACACCCGTATATCATTCTTGGCCGGGACAACCACTTTATCGTGTGTTAAAGTTAAGTTCGGTAATTGACCAAGCACCCAAATTATTAGCACCAAATATGCATGTCCGGATTGAACTTGATATTGATATCAGTTACGAAGAAGCTAATTTTATAAAAGAAACTTTCATAAAAGATTATCAACTTAGAGATATGGCCCTGATGCCGAGCAAGAATACTTCGGTAGATACAGATATGGCCCCAGGCGAAGTAAAGTTTGAAAGTGTTGATCAGATTGTGACAGATCAACTAACTAATATTGACAGTGAATTTTATGATCCAAAATTGTTGCTGAAGATATATCAAAATCTATGATTTATTGCATTTGGTATCCAAGTGGTGGATTTGGCTATTTCGTTAATGCGGTGCTAACATTACATGGAAAAAATTTCCATAAAACAACAGCTACCGATGCACAGCCTAGTGAAAATGGGAATTTTCATAATTTTAAATTAGCAACACCGAAATATTTTCATGATCCAAAAAAATATCAATTTGATTTTGATCAATATAAGAATTATTCAGTCTTAATTGATAATGGTAGTAACAACGAAACAGACATATTTAAAAATATATTCCCGGATAGTCAAACCATCAAAATATGTTATTCTGATTTTTCTTGGCCTATTGTAGCAAAAACTATGGTAATTAAAGCACAACAATTAAATTTCGAAGAAACAATATATCCAGAAAAGTCTAAGTGGGACAGTAATGAAGATTGGGCTATTAGAGAAAAATATTTCTTATATCTTAAAGATCATTATCTTAGAGATCGATGGAAACCAAATAATAACCATACTCTTATGATTGAAGATATGCTTGAGTATCAAATATTCCGGCAACGATTAACACAATTTGGCATAGTTATGAATGATTTTTCTTCACTATGGGATAGTTGGACAATAAGCAATATGGAATACATACAGCCTGTAATTACTGCACAAAATATTATTAAATCCTTAAAACAGGATATTCCCATGGATGTTAGTGGATTATCGTTATGGACACAAGCTGTAGTTAATTATTTCATTTGGCTTAACTATAATTACGAAATTCCGGCCAATGATTTTTCTGCATGGTTTGATAATACGCAACAAATTAAAAATTTATTAAAGGATAACTATGAATCCTAATATATTAGTTCAAGATGACAAGTTTTTATCTCCCGATGAGATAGATGTATATCAAAAATTATTGCCCGGGCGTTGGACTATGGGGCCATCTGTTACGGATATAAAATATTTTTCGAAAGATTTGTATCGACACTATAACTGGGATGGTGATTGGGCGGCTGCAAGATGGTTAGATTCATCGGAACCGGATTGGGAAATATTATATGCTAAAATAGCCAAGTTGTTGCCAAATCATTATGTACATTGGATAGATTTAAAAATTACCCCGCCGCTATGTACTGGAACACCCAAGCATCGCGACAAAGATCCGTGGTCACGCGGCGGAGATACCGATAAGTTTTTGCGTACCATTACAGTTCTTTGTAATTTAAATGATACCTGGGACACTTGCTGGGGAGGAGATTTTGTGCTATACTCTAGTGATAATACAGTATATACAACCATACCAATTGTTCCAGGACAATTGCTAATTACAGAAAACTGTACCCATAGTATATCACCTATTACGCAGCCCGATAGGTGTCGAATTAGTTTTATATTACATGTGCTAGAATATAAATGATACAAATACGCAATCTTACTGTAAAAAACTTTATGAGTGTAGGCAATGCCACACAAGCTATTGACTTTGATCGATCAGATCTTACGTTAGTATTGGGCGAAAATCTAGACCTTGGCGGTGATGGTTCTAGGAATGGCACAGGCAAAACTACAATTATCAATGCATTAAGTTATTCTCTATATGGGCAAGCACTTAGCAATATTCGTAAAGATAATCTTGTAAATAAAACCAATGCAAAAAATATGTTGGTTAGTTTAGATTTTTCGGTAGGTGGCCAAGAATATCGCATTGAGCGCGGTCGTAAACCAAATATCTTAAAATTCTATGTTAACAATCACGAACAAGAAGCTGCAGATGATAGTCAAGGCGATAGCCGAGAAACACAAGACGCTATAGAATCTACGCTTGGCATGAGTCATGACATGTTTAAGCATATCTTGGCCTTAAACACATACACCGAACCGTTCCTTAGTCTTAAAGCACAAGATCAACGCACCATTATTGAACAACTGCTGGGTATAACGGTACTTAGTGAACGTGCGGAACGTGTTAAGGGGCTCAACAAGACTACAAAAGATGCAATTACACAAGAAGAATTCCGTATCCGAGCCGTTATAGAGGCCAATAAACGTATCGAAGAGCAAATCGAAAGCTTACGCAAACGTCAAAAGTTATGGACTGCCACACGTGATGCAGACGTTGTACGGTTGCAGCAAGCAGTGACAGATCTTGAACATATCGAAATTGATGATGAGATACAGGCACACAGAGATCTTGAAGCATACAATTTAAAACAAAAATCTGTTGCTGATATTACTAAGTCTTTACAGATTGCCGCAGCGGCGATTAACAAACAAACAAAACTGATTGATAGGCTACAAAAGGATATAGAAGCTCTTGACAAGCACACTTGCTATGCGTGTGGGCATGAATTACACGATGATAAACAGGATGAAATTCGGCGAGAGAAACAAACAGCATTGGAAGAGGCGCTGACGTCAGAAGTGGTTGATGGTGTGATTAGAGACGATTTAGAGAAAACCCTAGCTGCATTGGGTCAACTGGGTAAAGCCCCTAAAGTATTTTATGATACGCTCGAGCTGGCTCTTAATCATCGCAACAGTGTTGATGCCTTACGTAAGGATTTAGATCGGCGTGCAACTGACATTGATCCGTATGGTGATCAGATTGTTGAAATGCAAGGCCATGCTTTGCAATCAGTCACATATGATGTTGTGAACGAACTAACCCGGCTGCAAGAGCATCAAGAATTCTTGCTCAAGTTGTTGACCAGCAAGGATAGTTTTATCCGGAAGAAGATTATTGAACAGAATCTCAGCTATCTAAATGCCAGACTCACACATTATCTTGAGCGCATTGGTTTGCCACACACTGTGGTATTCCAAAACGATCTTACTGTGCAGATTGAAGAATTGGGTCGCGAACTGGATTTTTATAATCTTTCTAGAGGAGAAATGACCCGGCTTGTACTTTCACTATCATTATCTTTCCGTGATGTATTTGAGTCGTTATATCAGCCAATTAATGTTCTCTTTGTGGATGAATTACTAGATAACGGTCTTGATTCACAAGGTACCGAGGGCGCCCTTGCGATATTAAAGCGAATGTCGCGAGAGCGTCAAAAGAGCATTTGGCTTGTGAGTCACAAAGATGACCTGGTAAATCGTGTTGATAATACATTAAAAGTAATAAAAGAAGGTGGATACACACACTACAGTACGGATGTGGAAATTGCGTAGATTACAAGTTTTACACATCGAACCAACAGATGTATGCCAGGCCGCATGCCCACTATGTGCAAGAGAGCTTGACACAAACTTTAATAAACATACCAAGCATCATCTGCGAATTGAACACATACAGCATCATTTTTCAGACCGTGTGCTTTCCAAGTTGGTTAAGATGTTTATGTGTGGTAATTATGGAGATCCAGCTGCGGGTTATTATACCATGGATATCTATAATTATTTTAGAAAAATCAATCCCAACATCACGTTAGGGATGAATACAAATGGTGCTATCCAGTCAACATTTTGGTGGAATGAATTAGGAAAATTATTTAATCGGCCGCTAGATTATTGTGTGTTTAGCATCGATGGGTTAGAAAGTACTAATCATGTTTATAGAAAAAATGTTAATTGGGAAAAATTAATGAGCAATGCCGAGGCATTTATAGCTGCCGGTGGATCAGCACATTGGGATATGTTGGTTTATAAACACAACCAACATCAAGTAGATGCTGCCGAACAGTTGGCGCGTGATATGGGATTTAAATGGTTTAGAGCCAAGGTCAGTAAACGTGCATTTACTGATCGACTCGAGTTTCCCACAGGTTGGCAAGAATCTGTTATCAACGCCGGGCCAATACAATGTCATGCTCAACAAGAAAAAAGCATGTATATAGATGCTCAAGGACGGGTAAGTGCATGTTGCTGGTTAGGTAGTAGACAGAAAGACTTTGTTATAGATGATTTAAAAACTATAAAATTAACCTGGCGTACTAGTTCTCCAGACCCTACGTGTAAATCTGCGTGTTCTAGTGATAAAAATAAGACCAGCTTTACTAATCAATGGCAACGTGAGGTACAATTATGTTAAGTAAGATAATAATTACATATTTGCAAATGATAGCTAAGTATCAGTATGGAGTTAGGACATTGGAATTTTCCGCATGAATTTGACATCGCAGATTGGTTTGGGTTTATCTACAGGATTACTGAACTCAATACTGGACGGCAATACATCGGAAAAAAACAATTTTTCTCAAACAGAACAAAAAAAGTTGTTGGAAAAAAGAATAGAAAGCATTACAAAAAAGAGTCTGATTGGAAAAAATACCGTGGATCCAGCGTTGAGCTTAATAAATCCATTGAGCAGTCGGGCATGAGCAACTATCAATTTGATATTGAATCGTTACATGCCAGTAAGGGCACATTACATTATCGTGAAGTTGAAATACAGATTATGGAAAATGTAATGCGAGAAAGACTTGCTTCTGGAGTAAGGAAGTATTATAATGGCCATGTAAGTGCTGTTAAATTTGCACCAACACCAGAAACAATTGAAGAATCAAAAATGAAACGTATCACCACTCCTCCCCAAATTTCCCCAAAATAGCAGTAAATAGGCATAACACAATAACAGACTCTGTGGCAAGCGATATGGTTTGCCCCCATTGAGGAACGGTGAGAGACCCGGTCCGGAAAATCTTGGGCGTCATAGGTAATAGCTAACTTAGGCTAAAAGAATCGAGGCTCTGCGAAAAAGATGCAACCTTGGCTGAAGTAGATCCGCTAATCCGATCTATGGAGGTTCCGTTGATGAGAACGAATGCTGGAGTAAGGGGTACAGGTCAACTGCCTCTGCATTGTGAAAACAATAATCTCCTTAGATTAGTGACTGTGCGAACTCGGATGATGCGCCAGATCATAATTTGCCCCGTCTGGGTGAATTATGACTGATAAATCTGGATGATACTGAAACATAAAAACAATTGTGTTTATTTAAAAACATTGATGAGCAAAGCGATATCAATAATGAGCAGAGCGAAATTAATAAGATAGATAATGTTCTTAAAGATTGGTATCTGGAAAATCCCTGAATAATGCATGTTGTATAGTTGCACAATCGACAAATTGATTAAAGCTTTTATGTTTAACTTCTAATTCTCCTTCCAATGGAGCAACACGTTTAAATGCCTCATCGAGTTGTGCCATTCCTGTGAATTCCATTAGAATCATAAATTCCGGAAGGTCTGCAATGCTACGGAATCCCATTTTACAACGTGTGATTCTGTAACTTTCCATCTTACCTTCAGATATTAAATGATCAAAAAAACTTTTCATTCCGTTTACCCAATCAAGGTCTGAGATATCGCCCTGTTTATTTGCCCAAATTGTGTATAGATCCATTATAGTGGTCCTAGTAATTCAAAGCCTTCAATGCTTTGTTTGTAAAGATGAGCTTGGTCAAGATATAAGTATTCAAAACCACGCTCACGATATATTGCACACTCAGTTTGTAAACTGGTAATGCCCAGGCGTAATTTGGGCTTTTGATAATTCCATGCAAATTGCGCACATAATGCATTTGACTGATCATATCGCTTGATAAGACTAAACGCAACTAATACACCATTATCACGATAGCCAATCACATCTGTATCCGCATCACGATATTGACTGTCAAATAACGGCATCACACTACCAAAATGTTTGTAGATACAATAGGTACGATAGATATCGTTTAACTGTGCGATATCGGGTTCGGTGATGTAATACCAATCGCATAAGGGTTGATATGCGGTTTTAGCCAATGCAATTCGTGCGTATTGATATGTCATCGTGGATCTTTACGATGCCGAAATAGCACTTGTAAGTATTCTTCCGGCCAGGCATGATAAAAATCTTTCTTACTCATTTGTGCCGCCGCTGTGTTTAACTTGCTTAAACTTTGCACCATTGCTAGAGCATAGGTACCTTGATTCATGCTGATACCATTCACTATTTCTGTATCTGCAGGATGATCTTCCAGGACAATAAGATCGTTTGGTAATAAATGCTCGGTATTAGCATGTTCAAGATCGCTGTGAAACTGTTTGTATGTAAATAATTCCGGATCATATGCAATAATAATCACACTTTTATTATTCAATCCAGTTTCGGCAAGTTGTGCAAGATCACTTAGTGGTTGTGTCCCAACACGGACTTCAAAATCTTTATCCAATCTGGCTCGACGTGCAAATGGGCACGGGGCCCAACCACCCAATGCCGGATGTGGAATCTCAACAAAGTTTTTAATCCAATATTCAATGTCTTGATATAGTTGTGCAAGTTCAAGTTTCATATTAGAAAAATGGCAAGTTTGTGCGTTTCGTTGTATCTAAATTTTCTTTTATAATAGCACTTATGGCATTACGCTCGCTCTGACTCATTTGCATGGCTTCATCGTAAGTTACGCCTCCTCGCATATACCAGCATAATTTCAATATATCTTGCCGTATATTACGTGTTTCTTTGTCCATGGCATCCACCATGTCGCTGATGCCATCAGCATCAAGAACTAAGAGGCGATTTCGAAAAAATTTGACATATCCAATGTAAACTCTTGCTGGTATTCGTGTTGACAACTTGAACAAGTGACATCTATTGGCGGCAGCTCTGTTGCTGTTCGTAACGCAATCACATGTGATTTGATATTATTAAATGTGCCTTTTGTGCAGTTATGTAAAAATTCTTGTATATGTGCAGTATCAGTAACCATAGCTTCGGCAGTTTTTACAGCACTAATTGATTGCGCAATACTTATAATTGTTGCTTCTGTTATACGTCGAAATGCTGCGCCAAGCCTGCCGATCTTCTCTTTTTCATCAATGTTTGAATCGGCTAGCAATTGTATAGTTTTTTGATCTTCAAATGACACTCGACTGTTTTCAGTCACTTGTTTGTAGTTCATAGGTGCAAAATAAAATGTTAGATCACCATCTGTAATTGATTTATCGTAATCCGGTGCTTTAAGATTATCCAGTGCTACCCTAAGATCTATATTAATTTCATCTGCCACATTGCATTTTGGACAAGTGGTTCCGGTCATCATATCATGCCCGTAACTGGCTAACCGTATAGCTACCAGCAGCGCATTAAAATCAGTAATTGGAGCGGCCCAAGCATTAGTAATATTTGGTACACAACTTTGTATCAGATCGGCCATAGCCGATCCATTAAACAATGCGTCTGGGGTCCTGCCAGTAATTTCATCCAGGGCAGTCATGGGCAATACCGGCAGTTCATTGTTAGCAGTCATAGTAATACTACCTGGCGGATAAAACTTACCAGCACTGGGTAGCTTAAGATAGATAGCTGCTTGGCGGAAATGCTTACGTAGCGGGTTGTTAGATTGTGTCATATGTTCACCATAAATATATAACTACTTATCGGTAAAAATATCATGTCAACAGAAATGGAAGAGTTTACAAGTGCAATTAAGGATCTTACCAATTTACTGAATGCAACAGCTGATTCGGCAGCTGAGGCTGCAGCCAAAAAAAAGGCTTCTGACGACGCTCTAGTTAAAGGTACTATTGCCGCAGCAGCTTCAATGGGCAATGCTGCCAAAGGATTTATAGGTGCAATGGCCACTGGTGAAGGCGGCGCAAAAAGTCTCGGCGGATTTGTAGATGCAGCCAAGGGTGGTGCCGGTGCGTTGGCAGGGATGGGCACAGCAGCAACGTTTGCTAGTAATGCGCTTGGACCATTGGGTAAAACAATCGTTGTTGGAGTTATAGCTGGTCTCAAAGGAATGACCGATGCATTCCTTGATGCTAGCAAGTTCTTTCTAGGCGAAGTTGATGCGCTTGGTAAAACATTTAACGAATTTGGGCAAATTGGTGCATTGGGTTCTAAAGGCATGCAAGGGTTAGTTGATGACTTTAGAACCTCCGGTTTAATGATGGCCAGCTATAAAAAAATAGTAGCTGAAAATACCACAACATTTTCCAATTTTAAAGGATCGGTTAAGGGCGGTATAGATGAATTTGTTAAACTATCACACGAATTAAATAATCCCGATGGACCGGGCGCACAGTTGCGTATGCTTGGTCTTAGTCTTGAGCAAGTGGGAGAAGCAGGCGCAGCTTATATATCATTGCAAACTAAACTTGGACGTTCCCAAGGTCTAGCAACCGCAGATTTGACCCGTGGTACAATAGAATATGCAAAAAGCATGGACGAAGTAGCAAAGCTAACTGGGATAAACAAAAAAACACTTGAAAAAAATCTAGAAGAAATGGTAAGTAAAAATCGCCTTTCTGCAGCATTAGAACTTGAACAGGATGAAGGCAGAAGAGAGGCGATTAAAAGAACTGTGTCTATGTCCATAATGTATGGTCAATTTTATTCACAAGGGATATCAGATTTAATAGCAACAAAAGGTGCAGCAGTAACCGAAGCAGCCAAAGCCACTCAGCAAGTTTTCCCAGGAATTGAAGGGGTGCTTGCTAAACTTGGTAAAGGAGCAACCGCCGAAGATGTTATGTCGGCAATGCAAAAAAGCGAAAAAACAACTAGAGCTGGTCGAATAGGTTTTGAAGCGTATAGAAGTGAAGGTTCTTCAACTCCTTACGGAGGAGAAGGCACGATTGTTGCCGCGCGTGCCGGAAATCGCAAAGATGTTAAAGAAAGCATGGCCGAAATTCAGTCTGGTAATCAAGCTTTGATCACAGGGCAAGACAAATTAACTACCAGCGTAGTAAAATCGCAGATCGCTTTTGAAGATATGTATAAATCAATTCAGAATGAAGTAATTAATAAATTACCATTTGCTGCCGGCGCGATTAAAACCTTTGCCGAAACAGCGGCCGGGGCTACTAAATCCATGCTTAACATGTTTGGTTCCAAAGTACCGCAAGGAAATGCCACCGGATCTGAAAATGCACCTCAAAATATTCAAAACAATGCTGCGGCGCTGCGTGACAGAATGCAAAATGGACCAGCACCCTTAAATCTCCAACCAAGATCGGCAGCACCAGCGGCACCAGCAGCACCAGCAGCACCAGCAGCAACATCGGCTGCACCTCAAAATATTCAAAACAATGCTGCTGCGTTAACAAATATGATGCAAGGTGGACGACAGCCGCTAAATCTTCAACCAGCAGCACCGGCACCAGCAGCACCTGCACCGGCACCTGCACCGGCACCAGCAGCACCTGCACCGGCACCAGCAGCACCTGCACCATCAGCAGCAGCAGTGACAACCGGCAAGTCGCTTAATGGCCTTAACGAAGGGTTTGCATCCGCATTGCTTGCCGCAGCAGCAGATTATAATTCTACAACTGGCGGCAAATTGCAAATTAATAGCGGTTTTCGTGACAAGGCAAAACAACAAGCAATGTTTGACAAATATGTTGCAGGCGGCAGACAAGGTACCTTAATTGGCGATCCAAACACCAGCAGACATGTTCGAGGTTTAGCAGCCGATATACAAAATTATAACGATCCCGCAGCGGTTGCTGCGTTAAATGCACGTGGCTTTAATAACACAGGTGTGCGTGGCGAACCGTGGCATTTCCAGATGGCAGAAAAAGGCGGGATCCTTAGTGGTCCACGCAGCGGATATGCAGCCATGTTACACGGCACCGAAGCAGTGGTACCATTGCCCGATGGTCGCAGTATCCCAGTATCTAATCCCGGCGGTGGCGGTTCTATGGAAATTCAAGCTGCCCAGCTCGATGCATTGGAAGAACTGGTTAGTGCTATGAAAAATCAAGTCAATATCAGCTCTAAAATGTTACAGTATGCACAATAGCATTTATACAGTAAATAATCGCTGCTGACATACGGCCCCAACATAAATACATATACAAGGATTTGATAAATGGCGGATAAAAGCAACGGCGGAACGTGGCGTAAGTACTTTAAAATCGCACCACAAGGTGGACAGCTAAGTCCTATTTCTGGACGCAATAGTTTTGGATTACCGGGATACGGCCGCCAAGACGGGGCAAACAACACAAACGACTTTGCTTTCCGCAACTATGCCAGCCGCTTGCCCGAAGTGTATTCCGGTCATCCCAATCGTATCGAACGCTATAATCAATACGAAAACATGGACTGTGACAGTGAAGTCAATGCTTGCTTGGATATCATTGCAGAATTCAGCACACAAGTAAGCTCAGAAAATCAAACACCGTTTGATATCACCTATCAAGACAAACCAACTGATCACGAAATAGAAATTATCAAGAAACAG